GTACTACCACCAACAAATAATCTTCCTTTATCTGACATGGTTTCTTTTATCATTTTACCTAAAGAACCTTGAATAAAAGATTGAACTTTACCACCTTCTAAAGCATATACGGCATATTCAGCTTTGTTACCAATAAATACTGATCTTTTATAATTAAAGGCTCTTTTCACAGGAAATCTGGGTTGTACTACAGGATTGAGAGGTTTATCACCACCTGTACCAGCAAAAAATGTAGTAGTCGCTTGTTTTTTTATACCTGACCAAGGCTTGAATTTTTCAACTTTGTCAGTCGCTTTTATAGCACTGCTTTGCACTTTCCAACTAGATGCAAAGAAACCTGTATAAACAGGACTTCGTTTTTTTGTAGATAACTGCGTGTGAACTTTTCTTATAAGAGCATTAAAATCTTTAGATATTTTCATATCTAAATCTTTAGGAAGTTTTCTTACATCTCTTATAGTCATTAGAACCTTACAAGAATAATAAATAAATAAACTTGCCCACCTTTCTTTGTATCAATATCAACTATCTGTGCAACTCTATTTGACCCACTAAAACTTAATGTAATTTCATCATCTAAATCTGCCTGATTATCTCCTATAAGATCTGGTGTTATATATAATTTAGCTTCTCTCATTTCCTGTGCACCTTCTTCTTCAGAGCGAACAAAAGATATTGGTACATCTATGTTATAAGTTGTATCAGTTGTAGTTAAAGCACCTGTAGAAGTGTTGTAAGTAGGAGATGCCTTTTTTGTATAAGTAATACTATGATCTAAAGATTCTCCTAGTTGAGCTACAACAGTTTGAGCAACATCTTTAAATAATGAGTCAAGTTGACCTGCCATTATCCTCTAACCACCCTAAGTTGAAAACTACCTGCTCCACCAAGAACATAAGCTCCTAAATAACTTTGTAACCAAGGATAAACGTCAAATACATTATTAACAGAACCAGTTCCTTGACTCTTAGTATTGTATTTAACTTGAAGATCACCTAACTTAACTTCTTCAAAATTACCATCAGTTCCAGTACTTCCTGTAATTGCATCAGTATCATTTGCTAAAGCATTAGCTAATTCAAACTGTGCATATTTAATATTCTGAGGAATCAGAGTACAAGCTAGTTCAACTCCATCAACCTGATAATTAGTCCTAGGAAACTTTAACGCTTGGTCATCATCACATCTATCTCCGTAATAAACCAATGTATCAATCCATCTTGTAGCTGATATTAACGCTCGATTCTTTTTGTCATCAGATTTATTATCCCATTGCGTAGAACTTGGGACAGTTTCAAAGTATGCGTCTGCTTCAGCTAATGTGACATAGCTATTAGCATTTGCTCCTTTTATTGTTGCGTCTATAGTAGCTGCCACGATTGTTTAGTAATTTATCTGTATTGTAGCGTAAAGAAAAAACCCCACCAATATTTTGATGAGGTTTTTGATGACCACATTGAAATTTTAACTATTAAAGAGTTGTGTTATCAAGTGGTGTGTTAACTGTTAACTGAACAATAGGAATTAAGTCTGCAT